AACATGAGCCCTTCGCGCCAATTCTTCAGGATGAACTTTATGATTACCGTATGACTTAGTATTACCTAGCTTCGTCTCAGCTGTCTTGCGGTATTTGTCCATCTTGTTGTGTCATTTCCTGTTGTTGTGGTTCAGGTTGCCCCATAATAATTTGACGGGCAAGCATAAGAACCTGATCATAGGAAGGATGCTCCGGTAAGGTTGCACCCTCTTTAGTTGCCTTAATAGCAATATCTGCCCATTCCTGGAAGTGCTTATCAATAGACACAGCTAATTGACGAGCATTATCATCCATGGTATTTTTAGCTTGAGCGTTAGTATAACCAACGTTGGCTTCTGCTAGTGATGCATCTGCTATCTTTTTACGTTGTTCAATTTCTTTATCAAGCTGAGCGTCTTTACTCTGTTTATCAAGCACTTGAGCTGCCTTCTGTACAAAGTCTTCTTGAGTATAGTCTTCAAGAAAATCATTACTATCAATATTCATTGCTTCAATTAGCTTAGTTGCTAATACTGCAGGGGCTGTTGGCTTAATTACCATACCTGCACCTTGTTGGTTTAGTGATGGTAATATTTCTGCACCAATCTTACTAAGCTTATTAATAGCATTAGCATTAGAGTTTTCACCAATATCTAACATAATCTCAACGTCCATACGTGATGGTAACTCACTCATGTTTACAGTACCGTAGATACCGTCCATGGCATAAGTCTGTTTACCTTTCATGTTTTGATAAAGGGTATTATAGATACCACTAATAAGTCGCTTAAATCCAGTCTCCGCAAATCTACGCGCGATATGCTGGATCCTCTTTTGAGCAGCTGATTGTACAGCTGAAAGCTTCTGTTCAGAGTTACCCGATACATAAAGAGTATCGTTTAGACCCTGTGCAGCCTTTGACATACCTGTCGCTTGTTCTTTAATCATCTGTAGATGTTCAAGCAAAGGTACGGTACCTGATGAAATAGTTTCTGGTGCTAGTGCTGCTACTGCGCCTTGCGGATTACCGTTAGTTGGAATAATCTGCTTAGGCTTCATGTTTTGTAGCGCACTGAAGTCTACTACGTTTGGATCAGCTAGCTTAGGAGAATAGTTAGTTAGATAAGTATTCTCTACAAATCCACGAAGGATTGCTGTGCTAGCGAGAGTAGAAGACCGAGTAAAGTCTGCCATTGATAAACCAAAGAATTCGTGTGGAATATCAATTGGTACAATACTAGCTAGTGGAATAGTTTCAGTATCTTCTTCATAGAGGATATGATTACCTACGGTAATAAAGTGCTTAAGCTCTGCAATACCGTCTCCGTCTCTATCTACCCGAATCCAAGACTCAGTTAGTGTAACTTCACGGCTAGCTTCTGCAGGATAAGTATTTTTACCTTCGTAACCCTGCCAGTATCTCTGACCAGTAATTTCTTTTCTAGCAGCAACGTCTTCACTGTAGTTACCGCTACCTAACCAATCTTCGTCAGTTCCTAGAGACTGCCACTCTTGTTCTGTTAACCCCTCTGCCCACTCAGGGTAGAACTTACGGAGGTCTGAACGTGTCATCTCTGACTGAATACCAACAAAGTTAGCGTCTTCAATGTCTTTAGCTTCGTTACTAATTCTAAAAGACTCAGGTGGAATAACTTCTAGCTTAATGCGGCTCTTATCAATTTTCTTGCGTAGTCGTACATCAATATAAGAAATAGTCTCTGATGTAGGATTGAGCGTTAGCTCGTTGACAATTTCAATGTTTTCATCCGCAAGGATTTCATCGAGTTTAGCCTCATCAATCTCCTCATATTCTTCCATTACGTAATCAAAGTCTTCGATATAGTCCCAGCGAATAACGCTATTCTTCCAGAGAAGAGAAGCCTTCATCCAAGTCTGTAGGATTTCCCATCCTTTATTCTTTTTAAAGATGCAGTAGTTAACTAAGTTAGCTGCATCCTTAGAGGCTTTAAAAGCCCCTGGACTGTCATCATAGGGTATAAACCTAGCGATTCTATTATTAGACAAAAATAGGTCGGAGAGTACGGCTGTGTAAGCCTCCACTACTTCAGTAGTACTTGTATCTACAATTGTACTTACGCCTTGAGGAGCTAGGTGTGCTGCTGCAACTCCGGCATACTCATAAGTAGACTTAAGTCTCTCCCTTGTTAGATCTGAACTGTTTAACCAGTCACCTGAAGAACTCTGAACTCCTGCCTCAATAATGTTAACTAGTTCTTCATCCGATACGGCTTCTTTATAACGATATCCCATTAGAGTTTACCGCCCGTACCACTATAGACAGGCTTACTGCCTTCCATAGTCTTCTGATTATAACCTTTAGATCCTGGCTGAGAAAGAGGAACCTTACGTTCCGTTGGTTTCTTAGCCGAAGATATAGGTTTAACCTGTTGATATCTTCCTACTTGTGTCATTTACCGCTCCTGGGTTTACCACTTAACCTTATTAGCCCAATAAGCTGCACTCATTGGACCTTTCTTAATATCTGGACCATGCCTTGCTTTCCAAGCCAAACGTCTCTTTCTATACTTCTCTGACTCACCTTTTTTCTTAGGGCTACCCTTAGCGCCTTGAGAACCAAACCGAATGAGCTTTGGTCTACCCGTCGCTGGGTTTTTAACTGCCACTGCATGAGATTTAGTCGGGTGATTAGGGGTTCTTTTAGGTTTATTAAACCCTGAAAAGGTTTCTCCTCCTACTTCAATAGTCATCTTTTACCCGCCTCCTCTATTTGCTTAAGAGTTCTACCACACCCAATACAGTACTTGCCTGTGGCGTCTAACGTACATACTTTAACACACTTCATGGGTGATCTATACCTCTTATTTCTTTTTTTATAGGTGAATCCTTTAAACTTTATTAAAATGGGCCTCTCCTACCCCTAGCGGCCCAGACTAGGTGAGGACAATGGTAGTTTTTTTACTGAAGCGTAAGCCGATCTAGCTCCGCTTGTAACTCTTCGTCCGTGAGGTCTGAAGCATCTAGGTTTGTCTGTGTAACATCTTGCCTACTTAGCTTCGGTGCTTGGTATTCTGCTAGAATACTAGCAACCTTAATGATTTGATCTGTATCTCCCTCTTCCATTGCCTGTACTAGCACGTAGTTTAGTGCCGACATAGCGTCAGGTGCCTCATCTCCAAGGGATTTCATAGCAAGAATAGTTTGTTTTGCTAAATCTCGCTTCTCTTTATTCTTTCGTCTTACCTCAAGTCCTCTTTTGCGCCATTCTTCAGCCATCTCGCTGTCTTTAATAGACACTAGGTTCTTGAGTCCTGGATGATTATCATCACCTCTTATAGCCATTGTGTATTCTCCTCCACTAAGTGGCCTACCTTGTCTCTCCACGAGACATTATCATCAGTTAACCTATGCTGGTGTGTTCTATAGGCTTCAAATGCGATTGCAAGAGCCATAACAGTATCATCATAGTTTCCTGGGAGGGCATTAGTTGACCCGTTTTCTGCTGAGACATAGGTTCTTAACTCCCCAACCATTACATCTGAGGGAATCCAAATGTCTTCTTCCTCAATTGCCCGTTTAAGGTTTCCTATTACCATAGGTTTTGTAGAGACAGTAGTCCTAAAGCCAGGTTTTCCACCTTCATCGTTAAGAAGATTAGCTGCTTTAGTCTGATAGTATAGGTTCACATAGTTCATTTGCTTTAAACGGTTAAGTGTAGCAATTCCTAAACTATTACTCTCCACTGCTAGTAAGGCATTATTGTAGTATCTACCCAAATAGAATAGAATATCACCAAAGTTACTAGGATCCGTGAAGTTATCTCTAAACAGCGCACAGACTTGTCTCTCCTTATTAAGAATAACTGCTGTACTGTAGTCTTGACCTACGCCAAGTGCTACATCAGCACCAATAATAAACCTGCCTTCGAACGAAGGAGGTACCCATATTTCCAAGTGTCCTTCTTTAGCATCTTCAAAGTAACTACTTTTCTCGTCATACTCTCTAACGTAGTCAGGAGCAATAACCTGTATACTGTTAATAACCTCTTGGTCAAAAACACTGTTACCTGAGACAAGAAAAGCCTCTTCAGGACTAGCAGGGTACTCCTGACGGAACTTTCGCTCCCCTGATTCTGCTATCTTTAGCCTTCTCCAGTAGATTTGATCATTATCTAGTTCATACTTTTCCACTAGATCCCATTCTTCTACTGTTAAGTCTAGGTCTTCTGGTGCTTTCCTACGATATTCATCTGTAATAAACCAAGGTAGGAAGATAGGAATGTATTCATTCTCACCTTTCATAGCCCCCTGGTATAACCGATAGAACTCTCCACTGGCTCCATTAGCTGTACTTTCCAGTAATACCTCAGTACCGTTTTCCTGAGAGATTCCCTGGAAGAGTCCTGCGAGTATCTGCTCGTCAAACTGCCAAAAGCCTACCTCTGATAGATGAGCGATAGTAGGGGTAGTTCCTCGTCCTGCTTCTTTAGCACCCGCTGTGTAGAGCCTGTAACCACTTTTGTTATGTTCAAATAGAATCTCCTTAGCGTTAGACTTGTTTAGCGCAGGTGGCTCCTCCATGTTATCGATAATATTTCTCGACATATTGAAAAGAGCATCAGAGGTAGCGCTATCATGCGCCATCACAACTGACCTGGTGTAAGGAGTGAAGAATGTCTTCCAGAATACTCTAGCAGCGCAATAGGTACTAATACCCTGCTGGCGTGCTTTTAGAATAATTGCTCGTACCTTTCCGGTAGCCTCTAGCTGTTCTTCAATCTTACCATTTACAATAGACTGTGCTTGGTTAAACTCAAACGGAACGAAGCCTTGTGAAGCATTCTTTGTAATAATCCTAATTTGTTCTTTTGAAAAAAGAGCGAAGTCTTTTTTGT